CCATGGCAAACGGTTTAGGTTCTGTTTATCAAACCGGCTCAACAGAGTCAGACAATCGTTACGCCGGCGTTATGCTCGCCGCGAGCGCTACACCTTCACAACGCTTACATTTCGTAGACCCGCAGAAAGGTCGCGTGACAGCGGTTTACAAAGTATGGCTTGATTAGTAAGCGACATCACAAAATAAATTAAAAAAAGTTTGTCAAATGCTTGTATTTGTCTGCCCGTAGGTTTAGTCTTTGATTAACCAACGGCCCTAGGCCAAGAAAGGCAGGACAGCATGACATTAGCACCGACAACCACAACACTTGACCTCTATCTTGAGGCATGTAAAAACGCTATGAACGCCGGCATGAATAACAAGCCGACACCTATGAGCGTTGTACGCGTAGGACTTGATGACAAACCACTTCCAAACGAAGTGCCTTCAATAATTATGGAAGGTCTTTGTGGTTTTGCTTGGGTGACAATCCGGCCGGCCCGTGGTGCGTTTGTACAATTCATGAAGTCCATTGGTAAAGGACACAACGGTTATTACGGCGGTTATGAAATCTCTACGAATGTCGTTGAACGCGAAACTGGCGTGAATTTTGGCCAATCATACGAGCGCAAAATGGCCGCGGCTGAAGCGTTTGCCGCAACTCTCCAAGCATGGGGAATCAACGCAGTAGCGGAAGGGCGCTTGGACTAATGAGCAAAAAAACTAAAAAACCAAAATATGTCTGTGATTGCGGAATGTGCTACGAGTGTATTCAAAGGACTTATTAGTCCTCGTCATCGTCCCAATCATAATCAGGAGTCTTACGAATATCCATGCCCGCTTCTTTAGAAGCCATAAGCGCATTGACAAACAAGTCGTATGTACGACTCGCCATGTCACTTATTTGGTCAGGATAAATCGCCTCATGTTCAATCTCAACATAAAGACTATGAAGGCTCAAAACCACACGAGCGTTTGGGTGAGGGTTCTGAGGAATTTGAGGGGGTTGGGACATATTGCGATTCTAAGACTTATTACAAAAAGATTTCCACGCCACGCCGGAGCGGGGTCTTCCCTTTTTTGAAGTATTACGGCACTCTACGCACAACGGGTCTTAGACCCCCTAACAGGAAGGCAAGTAATGGCAACTGAATACCTAGAGGATTACGAACTGGTTGAAAGCCGGCTTCGTAGGCTCTACACCGCCCACCCACAAGCCCGTGTCCTAACAGACATGGTCTACCGTGATGAGCGTTCATTTATAGTCAAGGCTGAGATTTACCTGACAGCCGAAGACATGACCCCGTCCGCTACCGGCTACGCTGAAGAAATTGTAGGCGCTGGATTCGTGAATAAAACCTCTGCCCTAGAAAACTGTGAAACCTCGGCAATAGGCCGCGCCATAAGTAACTCAATTCTATGCCTTGGCGCTCCGGAAGGTAAACGCCCAAGCCGTCAAGAAATGGAGAAGGTAGAGCGTTACAAGTCTGAGCCACGCAAACCAACCCCCAAGGCTCGGCCGGTTGCTCCCGTAGAGCCGGAGCAATTAGCCAAGGCCGCTATTTTGATTCCCACAGCCAAACACCTTACGACCGTAGATGACCTACGGGCTATGTGGACAAGCAATCAAGATGTTCTTGATGTCAAGATTGACGGACAAACTCTTAAGGACACAATCAACGCCCGTGTCAAGGAATTGTCAAATGACAATTGACCGCAACACCGTCATTATCGCTAACAACGCTCAACGCACTAGCAGAGCGGTCGCTGAACAAGTATTACCTAAGACCGGCACTCTACGCCGACAAGTCTACGAATACTTTTTTCGCCGGGGCCTCAATGGTTCAACGGACGAAGAAGCCCAAGAGGCTCTCAACATTGACGGTAACACCATGCGTCCCACTCGTGGGAGTTTGGTCAAAGACGGTTATCTAATAGACACAGGAACAACACGCAAAAATGCCAAGGGTCACGAATGTATCGTTTGGCGAGCCACAGAAGGAGATATGTTGCTATGAGTAAAAATAAACCTTTCAAGCCACCCGCCGGATTTGTTGTGGGTGTCCATATAAACATGCTTGGAATCCAAGCGCTCGCAGAGCAATTAGGTTTATCGCCCTACAAAGTCGCGAAGGCTTGTGAAGAAGCCGGCGTGGCATTAGTAGCCGACATTATGGATTTGTCAGCGGACTCCGCTAAGGTCTTATTAGCCAAGGCCCAAAAGGAAAAAGGCGAGGAAGCAAAATCTAATGAGTGAAGTTGTAACACCGGCTCAAGTAGAAGCCAAATTAAAATCATTGAGCAAGGAACTTGATAGTTGTCATGAAGATTTAGTGAAGGCTGAATATCGTTACTATCAAACCAAGGCTCATTACGAAATTGCCATGGCAGAAACTCGGTTAGCACTTACTAAACAATCCGCACCGAACGGCAAGAATTACACCGTAGGCGAGCGCGAGGATATGGCAATAATCGCAAACCGTGAAAAACATATTGACATGGCAGAAGCAGACGCCCTCGTTAGGGCCGCAAGAGCAAACGCTCAAAGAATCCGCGCTCAAGTAGATATTGCGCGTTCCGTTGGTACAAGTGTTAGAACAAGTATGGAGATAATCTAATGGAAGAAACCGGTTACACATTAACCGACAAAGGTGTAACAGCGCTCGCTGAAGCCTACTGGCGGGAGAAAATCGCAAAAGAGATTGAGGCAATTGACCTATCTGAAGCAAAAACGATTTCTTCAGATTACTACGCGGCGTCTAGCCGTATGAAAATGGTTTGTTTGGCCATAGTGCGGAGTTCACGATGACCGACCTACCTACAATGCTTCTTGGCGCGTTGAAGGCTCATGACGGCAACAGAGCGCGTTCTAAGCAGAAAAAAATCGGCCCTAGCGGAGCCGGTTCATGTAAGCGGTATCTGTGGCACATACTCAAAGACACACCTAAGACCGCGGAAACGGACAACCTTCCGGCAATCATGGGTACTTATATCCACGCCGGTATATCTGAAGCCATTAAGAGAGAAGACCCGTTCGGCGATAACTTTCTTATTGAGCAACAATTTTCAACCGAGCGCATTACTGGCAACATTGACCTATTTATCAAAGACCAAGGGTTAGTTGTTGATTGGAAAACTATCAAGACCAATGGCCTTCGGTATTTTCCAAACGAAAAACACCGGTTCCAAATACATATTTACGGATATATCTTGGAACAAAACGGTTACACAGTAAACGAAGTTGCTCTTGTGGCTATCTGCCGTGACGGTGGTAGCGACAAAGTAAAAGAATTTCGTGAACCATACTCCCGCGAAATCGCAGAACTTGGGTTAGCGTGGATTGAAGAAGTTGAAAACATCGTGAACAACGACCTTCCCGCGCCGGAACCTACGGAAAAACTTTCGTGGTGTTCTAATTACTGCCAGTTTTACGACCCGTCAGGAGTGGTAGGTTGCCCCGGTACGAACAAGTAGATTGGTCAAAAGCCGAATGTTGGGGACTCAATACGGATTTGTTTTACGCCGTGGAAGAAGAACGCAATATCAAGGCATATATGTATATCAACGCCGTCCGGTCAATATGCGGACGCTGTGTAATACAAAAAGAATGTTTGGCTTATGGATTTCAACATGAGCAATACGGTGTTTGGGGTGGCATGACAACTCTTGAACGCCGGGGTGTAGTTGAGCCAAAGAAATATCCGGCTCAATTGAGGCGCGCCCTATTTGATTTAAAAGCCTATGGCATAACCTACGACTTAATTCGGGAGGTATATGAGTATTCGCGTAATGACGGAAGTTTGGAAAACAAACCTACCGACAACTGAGAAAATGGTTTTGTTAGTTATCGCCGACCATGCCAGCGATGACGGGACAAACGCTTGGCCAAGTCAAGCGACAATAGCCGCTAAGTGTTCAATTAGTGTCCGGACGGTACAGCGTTCCGTGAATACCCTTGTACGCCATGGCTATATCCGGTTAGAAAAGCGGGCCGGTGGTTCTGTGGATTGCCGGGAAGATAGGCGACCCAACAGATACACAATTGTTTTGTCACGACTACGGGGCGACAATGCGCCGCGGCGTAAGGTGGTCGCAAACGAGGTGACATTGACGCCGGATACGGGGCGACAATCACGCCCCATGAACCATACAAAACAACCGTCCATAGAACTATCCCAATTTAATGAATTTTGGGAGATATACCCGCTCAAGAAAGCCAAGGCAAAAGCCCAAGAGGCATACGCCAAGGCTCTTAAAAAAGCCACCCACGAAGACATCATGAAAGGGGCTAGGAAGTACCTCAAAGACCCTCTGCGCGACCCGAAGTTCACGGCCTACCCTGCGACATGGTTAAACCAAGAACGGTGGCTTGACGAGATAACTGAGGTTAAAGAGCGGGTTATTGCGGAGTCTTACAACCCTGAAATCCATGGGCCGAATAAAAACGCTATACCGATGCCAAAAGAAATTCGGGACATGTTACGAAACGCGTTGAAAAAGGTGGATTAGTGACCTACACTTAGTAATAATTACTAAGGAGGTGATGATGACCACAGTAAAGTGTCCGGCGTCCCAATTACAATGCGGCGACCAAATTCTTGTGTTAGGCGCGGTTAAGACCGTAGTAGCAATTGAAGGCCCCGACCGTATCGGTACTTATGATGTTTTCGTTCAAGATGACCATGGACAGAAATTTCAGGAAGTAATCAACGGTACAGTTACACTTGCTCGGTGATTTCATTTAGCGTTACCGGACAACCCGTACCTCAAGGAAGTATGAAGGTCATTAACGGCCATGTAATTCATACGCGAGGTTCTGCTTTAGCCGCGTGGCGCTCCGCTATTGCTCTTGAAGCCCGCAGAGCCGGCGCATTTCCAACACGCGCACCCATAACTCTCAACATGACATTCGTAGTTACAAAACCCCGGACAGTTAAGCGTGACAATCCCACAGTTCCACCTGACCTAGACAAGTTAGTTCGCGGAGCGTTAGACGCGCTCACCGCAATTGCGTATGTAGATGACGCTCAGGTCATTGAACTCACAGCAAAAAAGATTTACGGGGAGTATCCCGGCGTGTCAATTGACATTTACGAACATTAAAAAAATATTAAAAAATTTTGCTCAAATACTTGTAATTTTGTAACAGAGCGCGTACCTTCTGAATAACGGGCCACAGGCCCCCAAACAGGAAGGCACAACATGACAAGCAATACAGATTGGACAAGTTTTGAGAACATTATTGCTAATTGGACTCCAAGCGTTGAAGTTAAAGCAGAGGTAGAAAAAACACCGGAACCAATTAAAGTCAATGACATACTTGTTGCTCAATGGGGTTATGACGCAAACAATGTTGAATTTTTTAAGGTGCTACGCCGCACCGCTAAATTCATTGAAATTGCGGAACTCAATGTAGAAAACCTGCCCGGTGATACCGGAATTTATATGGGCGTAAATGTAATACCCGGAACCACTTGGAAGAATTATTCATTGTGGGCTGACCGCGAATCTTACAATCTCAATAGACGCGAAGACGGCGCGCCTATCAAATTCCGTAAAAAAATTAAAGTAAGTTCAAGTGGCCGTGAATATATTGACCTCGCTGATTACGCCAATGCTCCATGCGCGTTTCTGTGGGACGGCAAGCCAAAAACTGATTACAACCACCACTAGGAGGCCCCAAAATTCAAACATTTTTACCGTATCCAAGTTTCCAATTGACCGCTGAGTGTCTTGACAATCGCAGACTCGGCAAACAACGCGTTGAGGCGTATCAAATTTATCAAGCGCTCACCGGTGCTTATGGTAATCGCGGAGCATGGACTAATCACCCGGCTACAAATATGTGGCGAGGTTATGAGCCGGCTCTGTTGCTCTACGGTCAAGTAATCTGTGAGGAATGGCGAAAGCGTGGGTTTGAGGACAAACTCCTTGATGTCTTTACAACCTATTCACAATTGCCCAAATATCGTGATATTGAGCAACCATGGTGGTTTGGATTCCAACCATTTCACCTATCGCACCGCTCCAACCTTCTCCGCAAAGACCCTTCGTGGTACACGGTTGAGTTCAAGAATTTTCTCCCGCCAAATGACCTGCCGTATCTATGGCCGTACTCCGCTGATGACTTTTTGTTCAAGGTAGGCGCGACCAAAGAGTTTTATCACGGGCCTCTGCCGATATGGTAGAAGTCACAAAGTTTTTGTAAAACATTTTGCGAGAAGTATTGACAGACATATTCACAAACATTACTCTGTGATTGTTAGCCGAAATACGGCAAACAGGAAGGCATATATGAACGCAGTAGATTTAGACGCAATTGACACCGAACTAGGAAAACTCGGTAAGTTGTTGAAAACCAATGTTGAACTCCTTGAGTGCGGCGCAATTTCCAAGACACATTACAACCGCAACAAGAAAATTATCGCTGACCGTATTGCGACTCTCGCTGACACTTTTGCGAAGGTGGTGCGGTAATGCGAACCAAGACACAACTCTTGGAATCCATGAAGCAGAACAAGGCCAAACGGATTCAATTACTTGAACATAAAAGTCCGGCTGAATTAGTCCACATGCTTGAACTCATGGGGCATTTTGATTCTATTAACGCTGATATTCAATGGCTTGAAAACCAAGTCAAACAAGAAGGGAAGGCTAATGGCTAAGATAATCACGACAATAACCACGGTCTATGACACCGTGACCAAAGAAGTGACCGAATACCGCGATGTGACCGAAAAGTTCGGTGACGCTGATTTCCTAGGAGTTGCGCCTTCCTTGTTGAGGCTACAACCCGGGATTCGTTACACAGACACCGTTTGCGCCAAGTGCGAAGTCAAGATAGCCGTCCGGGTAACTGATTACTCAGCGGGCGAAAACTTCTGCCAAGCGTGTGCCATGGCGAAGGTCGGTGCGTAATGCGATTTTCCGTGAAAATGGTTGTGGATTTTGAGGACATCTTTCCGGCCCACATGACCAAGGCCAAGCGAAATGAACTCATGCGCGACTACGCCTACGACAAAATGACCGCAATCATCAAGACCTATGAGATTCCCGGTGAGGTTCTAGAGGTTAGGAAGTTACAAAATGGCTAAGTCACGATTGACTCGCAGAGGCAAGATAGTCCTGACGCTGGCAATACTGGTTGCGGTTTGGTTTCTATTTTATGTGACCACTCCGGTTGAATGTAAGGTTCCGCTTGAGGACATGCCTCAATGGTGCGTAGATTTGATGTATCCATGACATACGAGGGTTGGAAAAACTACGCGACTTGGAATGTTGCTCTATGGATTAACAACGAATACGGTATCTACCTTGGGGCCGTAGCCTTCATGAAAGATTACAAAGGCCGCAGACCGTACCGCGATTTCATTGTGGAGTGTGGTCTTGACACTCAACGGACACCCGATAAGGTCAAGTGGTTGGGTAAGGAATTAGACCTTGTAGCACTCAACGAAATGATGAACGAATTTAAGGAGCATAAATGATTGACCCGACCGTACAGACATGGCTCGCAAACGCTGGCGCTCGCATGATACTCGCCGCGGAATCCGGCGAAGCGAAGGCCATGTATGAGATTATTTCCGAGGTGGCCGGCAGGGTAGACCGATATGTGACCCCGGCACGACTCGCAAGTGAGCGAGTAACCCTTGAAAACGAGGGTATTCTTCTCTAGTCCGCTAACCAACCGAAAGGGAAAATAATGGACAAAATGATAAACCGCTGTAATAAATGTGGAGCATGGGCGTATGGAGTCACCGTTTGCGGTGTCTGCGCGAAAGGAGTAAAGGAGTAACCCATACTTCTCAAGAAACGAGTCCTTTTAGTTGCCGCGGTTGCGGTTGGACTTGTTATAGCGCCGGCTGAGGCTCAAGCGCCAAAAATGACCCCACAGGAAAAGCGTCAATTCATAATCTCCCAAATGGAGCCTAAAGAGTTCGCCCGTCACTTAATCGCAAAACAATGGGACAATCCTAAAAAAGAGTTTGGTTGTTTGGCCCATTTATGGGGTAAAGAGTCCGCTTGGAATTACAAGGCTAAATCGCCGACCCATGATTACGGAATTCCTCAACGACACATGAGCCACAACACGCGCTCGCAGATTCAAGACTTCTTGGCGCACCCGCACCCGCAGATTCGGTGGGGTCTTAATTACATAAAAACACGCTACGAAAGTCCGTGTGGAGCGTTAAAATCATGGCTCTCACGAGCAGACAAAAACGGTAGAGGGGGTTGGTACTGATGTCTATTACATTTCCGACTTATACTGAACCGGCGTTTCCGGGTATTCCGGACGATTACGAGGACGAGGACGAGGATTAACAAACAGTTAGTTGAATTAGTCAAGAAGCGGGCGGGCGGGTATTGCGAAATATGTGGCCGAGTGGCTCAAGAGTCTATGGCTTTACACCACAGAAAACTTAAAAGCCGGGGCGGTAAAGATGAAGCCTCAAACTTGCTCTACCTTCATCACGAGTGCCACAATCTCGGGACACACGGCGTACACAACCAAGTGGCTTACGCAACTTCAAAAGGTTGGATAGTCAATTCATGGGCAGAGCCTTCTCAAGTCCCGGTTGTCCTTGCCGGCGGTAATGTTGTAATGTTACTCAATGACGGTGAAACGGCTACGGTAATGGAAGGTGAGTAATGATAAATCAAGTCGTAATTCAAGGAAACGCCGGAAGTGACCCGGAACTCAAATTCGTCAAAGACAATCTTGCGATTGGCGTTGTTTCAATCGCTCATACTCCACGAACACAGAAAGCCGGTAAATGGGAAGACGGCGAAACTATGTGGATTCGTGTCGTACAGTTTGGCGAAAAGGCTGAGGCGCTCATGGACTCAATTAAAAAAGGTGATTCTGTAATTGTTACAGGTGCGATTAGACTAACGACTTACAAGAGTCGTGACGGTCAAGAAAAAACAGCACTTGAAATTAACGCTCAAAGTATTAGCGTTATGGCGCGCCCGAGCAATAAAAGGAAGGAAGACTTGCCGTCATGGTAAACGAGGAACTATTAACAAGCGAAGCAACCGCCGCACTATTAGGTATCACGACAAATCACCTACGGCAGATTCAATGGCGTGGAGCGCTCAAATGGAAATCAAAACAAGGTAACCGTGTTTACTACGCGCTCGCAGACATTAAAGAATACTCAGAAGGTCGCAAACCACGGAAAACTGAGAGTAATGCCGGCTAAAGTATTGTCATGCTACAAATTGAGGACGAGGTAACTGTCGCGGATATTGACGAAGCGATAGCGCATATAGCCGCGGCCCTCAAAGTAGATGAATTTGGGAACAGAATGGATTGGCGAAAGAAGCAATTACTCCAAGCGAGTATTGACGACTTATTGGACGCTCGGTTAGCACTACAAGGAGAAGGCGCTCATGGAGATAGAAACAGTAATAGCGGAAACGCTGAAGGAGTATCCCGGTAATCCACGAAAAGGCGATATAGATAAAATTGCTGAATCGTTGAAAGCAAACGGGCAATACAAGCCTATTGTTGTACAAAAAGACACAAATTTTGTACTGGTCGGTAACCATACACTCAAAGCAATCAAGAAACTGGGTTGGGATTTCGTAGATGTTGTGTGGGCAGATGTAGATGATGTTGAAGCCAAACGAATTGTTCTAGCGGACAATCGCACAAGTGACGGCTCTACCTATGACTACACCGCGCTCAACGAAATGATTTTAAGTCTGCCAAATCTTGACGGTACTGGTTATGACGCAACGGCTCTTGAACAACTCATAAATTCTGTGAACCCATATATCCCGGAATTAGAGCGTGAAGATACAGGCTCACGCGGCCTAGGAACGCCTATTGTCCATTACGACATAGTCTTTGATAACGAAGAACAACAAGCCGTGTTCTACGGGCTTATCCGTTACTTGAAGGCCAAATATCCTGAGGCTCAAAGTGTGGGCGAGCGCCTAACTAGATTTATCAACGAATTGGAATTATGAGCCGCGTCAAGGTTTACATAGATGTTAATGTGCGGGACGAGGCGGTCAAGCGAATTCAACACATTTACGATACTCACGATACCGTGATTGTGGCTTTTTCCGGAGGCAAGGATTCTTTGACCGCGCTCCACTTGACTTGGGAAGTTGCTCAACGCAACGGACTAAAACAAGTGCCGGTGATATTCCGTGACGAGGAACTTATCCCTGACACGGTTGTAGATTTTGTAAATGAGTACCGGCAGAAACCTTGGGTAAATATGACTTGGTTTTGTGTGCCTTTGTTGAGCAATAAATACATTCTTGGAACGGTCGTTGAGTATATTCAATGGGACCCTGATAGAAAACATATCCGCGAAATGCCCGCTTGGGCCACAACTCTTGAAACCTTGGGGCTACCACCGGAAACCCGGGCAGACCAATGGACTATGGACGAACTTGCTATCGCTAAATTCAAGGGCAAGGTCGCAATTGTCACCGGAATACGAGCGAGTGAAAGCCTCATGCGATTTCGGGCGAGCGTCAATAAACTCAATGAAAATTACATCAACGCTTCCTCAACACCTAGGGCAAGCCTCTGTAAACCTCTGTTTGATTGGGAAGAAAACGACATTTTTAGATATTTCTATGATGAGCAGATTAAATACTGCCCTATCTATGACGCTCAAATTTTGGCCGGAGTCAATCTCCGTGTGAGTACCCCGCTCCATGTTGAAGCCGCCAAACGAATAGGACAACTACGCGAATACTCCCCGGTTTTCTACGACCAAGTCATGGAGTTATTTCCTGAAATGTTGGTACAAGAGCGTTATTTCAATGAACTTGACCGCGAGGCTGTACTTCGCAGATACTCACAAAACTTTGAGGGTGTACGGGCGTGGTGTATGGAAAACATAGAGGACGAGAAATGGCTCCGTAAGGCGCTCGCAGAGTTAGCCTCAGTTGAAGCGCGTGAAAAGAATTCCCCCGGTGCTTACCCCGTAGATTATGTCTTGAAATCATTTATGGGCGGCGGATATAAGCGCGTACTTTTACCTCAACGAAAGAAGGCCAAATGAGCGACCCAATAGATAATATCCAATGGCTAGAGGCTTCTACCCTCACGGCGAACGCTTGGAACCCAAACCGTGTACACAAGGCAGAACTCAAACTCCTTGAATTCTCGCTGTTGAGTACCGGCTGGATACAACCGGTCTTGGCGAATAAAGACCTTCTCATCATTGACGGCTTCCACCGCTGGCGTTTATCGCAGGACTCAAAAAAAGTTGTAGAACGGTGGGGCGGAAAAGTACCGGTAGCAATTCTTGATATTGACCGGCCTTCCGCGATGCTTATGACTATTCGTATTAACAGGGCTAAAGGCACACATGTCGCAATCAACATGAGCGAGATAGTCCGGGAACTCATACAAGTACACGGCTACGCTCCTGAGGTTATCGCTAAAGAAATGGGCGCAAACCTTGATGAAGTAAACCTATTGGCTCAAGACGGTGTATTCGCCGTCCGTAATATTGCGAAGTGGGCCTACTCAAATGCGTGGTATCCGGCAGAGCAGAAGTAATGTTTGAGAGTCCTGAGAACATAATCAAAGAGATACCGCTTCAAGAGGTTATCCGTAGGTTTGGCTATGTCTACAAACAGGAGCGTTTATCAACCGCCGCGACAAATAACACAAATTGGTACGCCAATGACTTCACATGCGCTTCATTATTTTGGCGGAGTCATAACAAGGCGCGAATAAAAGGAACCGTAACACACCCTGAATTCCGTGGATTTGGCTACGGAAGCGCTATGCTCAATTACTTGATAAATGTAGTCCAACAGAAGGCAAACGAAACGAGGCAGACCATTCACCTTGAGTCTTACGCACGAAATCCTAAGTGGTATCTTAATAACGGATTCGTTATAGACCGGGTGACTCCTTGGGGCGTAACAGTTGTGGAACGGGAGATTCATGGCAGTAACTAAGTCTTACAACGGCTTCCCCCCGAAGTATCGTGAAAAACAGGGCTACGCCGTTTACAAGATGTTCAAGAATGGGCAACTACCTAAACCTAGTGAGTGTGTCGGGTGCGGTGCGCTCGCCGCTGACGGCGCTCCAATCATGGCTCACAACGAGGACTATCACAACCCCTTGAACTATGTGGAAATCTGCTACGGCTGTCACATGGCTATCCATATACGCTTCCGCGACATAGACACTTGGCTCAAATGGTGCGACTACGCCGCAAACGGCTGGCAACCGCCTTACTCCCGGGATTACAAAGTATTCTTGAACGCTTGGGACAAAATTAAGTTTGCGCCAAAAGAAAAACCTCAACGATTTACTTGGCTTCACGGACTACCTCATGTAGAACCTAACTTGTATACACCGGAGAGTGAGTGGTCAAATGACGAAATTAGTTACTGAAGATTCATTTGAGAAAATCATCAAAACAGCCGGGTTAGAGGCAGTTATTACTCAGTATCAACGCGTTTCGGTGACAATTAGACACTCTCAAGAGGCAAAAAGTGTCAAAATGTGCCAAGATAATTCCATGACACCTGATATTAGTTTCAATGCTTCGCTTATGAAAATGGTCGCGGCAACTACAAGGCAACGGGTAATCATGGAAATCCAAGCCTTCGCAAACGATTATCACCACCATATAGACGGTTTTGATGTTGTGAGGGTAGACCAACTACTTGACTTTTTGAGAGAGATTCCGGAGATAGATAATGAGTCGCAGGGGCCGAAAGACTAAATTAACGCCCGAACTCCTAGAGAAATTGGAGAAGGCGCTCGCACAAGGTAACTATGTAGAAACCGCGTGTGCTTATGTCGGCATATCAAGAGCCGTTTATTACCATTGGGTCAATGAGGCTCAAAAAGAGGGCGCTAAAAAAATCTATTTAGATTTCTTAGACACCGTAGAGCGGGCTAAGGCTGTTGCTGAAATGCGAAATGTACAGATAGTTCAAGCCGCCGCCATGGGTGACGGTAGCGACCCTGATTGGAGAGCCGCCTCTTGGTATTTAGAACGAGCGTTCCCGCGTAAGTGGGGCAGACATGAGCGGGTAGAACTAAGCGGTTCAGAGGGCGGGCCAATAAATGTTTCTGTTGATACCAAACAAGCACTCTTGGAGATTATTCGGGAAAAGCAACCTAAGGAGCAATAGTGGCCCTTAGCCTTCAAGAGTATCTCGCTAGGCAACCGGAGCATGAATGGGAAAATTACATAAATGCTCTTGATGACAAACAGCGGGCAGACCTTATCCGTAAGCCATGGTGGTTTATTGGGCGTCCTGAGCAACAAGAGCCTGACGGTAAATGGACAGTATGGTTGATTCTCGCTGGTCGTGGTTGGGGCAAAACTAGAACCGGCGCAGAGTGGCTCATTGAGCAGGTACTCAAATACCCCAAGGCTCCTGACGGTGCGCCTACTGAGTGGGCAATTATTGGCGAAACCTTTTCTGATACTCGCGTAATGTGTGTGGAAGGCCCAAGCGGTGTCCTGAGAGTCTTAGAACGCCATGGCCTACGCACAGATATAGATTTCCAATACAACAAGTCAATGTGGCAGATAGTTCTCGCTCAAGGTCAAAAGATTCACATGTTCGGCGCAGATGACCCTGACGCTGGCCGTGGTTTCAACTTGTCCGGTGTATGGGCTGACGAGATAGCCAAGTGGCGCTATTCGTATGAGTCATGGAACGAGGGTATTGCTCCCGCCTTGCGTATCGGTGAAAAGCCTCGTGCGGTCATTACAACCACGCCCAAACCTATCCGGATACTTAGAGAGTGGATTGCTCGTGGTGACGGTTCTGTGGCGGTCACAAGGGGTTCAACCTTTGATAATGCGAGCAACTTATCTGAAGCGGCGCTCATAGAATTACAAGCCCGGTACAACAACACCCGTATCGGCCGTCAAGAGTTATACGGCGAACTCCTAGATGATGTTGAGGGTGCGCTGTGGCATAGGGCCATGATTGAGAACGCTCGCATTGAACTAGATAAAGTGCCAAATTTGATACGAGTCGTGGTCGCTATTGACCCGGCAGTAACAAGCGGCGAGGAATCTGATGAAACTGGCATAGTGGTAGCCGGTATTGGGACAGACCAACACTTCTACATTTTGGCGGATAAATCTTTACGCGCTAGTCCTGACGCTTGGGCTAGGGTCGCGGTTGAGCAATATCATGAACATAAGGCAGACCGCATAATCGCTGAAGCCAATAACGGCGGTGACATGATTACACAACTCATTAGAACTGTGGACGGTACAGCACCGGTCAAGAAGGTAACAGCCTCACGGGGCAAAAGAGTTAGGGCTGAACCTATATCCGCTCTCTATGAGCAGGGCCGTGTTCACCATGTAGGGGCGTTTCCAACACTTGAAGACCAAATGGTTACATGGACTCCTGATGTACCTAAATCACCTGACCGTCTTGACGCTTTAGTGTGGGCTTTAACTGAACTCAATGAGGGTTCAATTGCGTCAATAAGTCTTGGAGCGCTCGCAGTATTCTGTTCTAACTGTAAGCGCCCGTCACCACGAAACACGATATTATGTCCGCATTGTGGCACGAGTTTGGGAGCATAATGGCCGTTGTCTATAACACCGAAATTGACCAAGGCGCTGATTGGTACATTGACTTTATTTACACACAACCGGCAACAATCACGAACATCACAGGAAACGGCACAACCGTAACATTTACGGCGAACAACGGATTCACAGCCGGTCAAAAGGTTTCAATCAACGGAGTTCTACCTAGCCAATACAACTTACAAGATGTCACGATTGCGAGCGCGGGTGGTTCTGTGTTTACCGTGACCAATGGCGCAACAGGAACTTATATCTCCGGCGGTATCGCAACAAGCCCCGCGAACCTCACGGGATATACGGCGGCATTACAAGTAAGGTCTTTACCCTCTAGTCCAACAAATGTTCTTGACTTAACAACATCAAACGGCGGCATTTCAATTACCGCTAACGCAGGGAAGGTATCCGTTCACGCAACAGCGGCACAAACCGGGGCAATAGATGACGGTGTTTATGTCTATGATTGCGAGATTACTTCCCAAGGTGGAATCGTGACCCGCTTGGTACAAGGCCAAGTGGTTGTATCTCCTGAGGTGACTCGCTAATGGCTGAAGAAGCAATAATTGTCGTACCAAATATCCCACAAGTCACTATCGCAACACCCGGGCCTCAAGGGCCGGCCGGTGGACAGATTTTCTATGTTCACACTCAAGCGGTGTCTAGTGCTGTTTGGACGATTAACCACAACCTCAACGGAGAACCGACAGCGGTTGTTCTTGACTCTGCCGGAACTCAATGCGAGGGTACTTTTTCTTACCCCTCAAAGAATCAAATGGTGATAACCTTTACGAGTGCTTTCACCGGTACGGCTTACATAATTTAGGAGATTTCAATGGCCCGTAAATTTCTTGTTTCAATTGACCTCAACAAAAATGAGTTACAAAACGCCGTAATTCAAAACCTAGGAACAGCGCCTTCAACTCCTAGCGCTGGTCAAATTTACTACAACACCGGTGACAATGAACTTTACTACTACAACGGTACAGCGTGGGAATCCACACAAGCCGAGTCTGAAGTTCTCTATGGAACATTCGCGCTACGCCCTGCCGCGGGTACAGCGGGCCGTCTGTATTACGCAACAGACCAAGCGCTTCTATATTTTGATGACGGAACTTCTTGGTATCAAATTAACGGGTTTGGAAATGTCACATCACAGACTTCGTATGGTGCGTCTAGTGGAAATGGCTCAGCGCTAACTTATTCACGCTCAGACCACACTCACGGAACACCGTCACTCACAAATACAACGCCACAGAATCTAACTGTCGGCGGAAGTGCGGCTGTTGGTACTGGTACAGCGCCGGCGCGTGAAGACCATGTTCACGGTATGCCTTCGTTTGGAAATGTCACCGCAGAAACAACTTTCGGCGGAGCAAGTGCTAACGGAAGCGCGACAACAATTGCTCGCTCTGACCATACTCACGGAACTCCTGTTCACGATAACACCGCACACAGCGCAATTAACTTATCCGCGCTCGCAGTACCTCTCGCTGACCTCAATGTAAATAACTTTAAGATAACAAACCTCGCAACACCTACCGCCTCAACAGACGCGGCTACTAAGGGTTATGTAGACGGTGTCGCTGAAGGTTTACATATTCACGCCGCCTCTTATGCCGCTACAACCGCAAACCTCAACGCGACTTATAGCAACGGAACAAGCGGTGTAGGCGCAACTCTTACGAACGCAGGAACTCAAGCCGCGTTTAGCGTAGACGGTGTAAGCCCTGCCGCAACCTCTCGTATTCTTGTCAAAGACCAAACAAATACTTTTGAGAACGGTATTTACACCCTAACAACAGTTGGTGACGGTTCATCAAACTGGGTTCTTACTCGCGCAACAGATTTTGACACAGCGGCAGAAATGGCTGGCGGTGACTTTACTTTCGTAGACGCAGGTTCAACTCTTGCTAATACTGGTTGGGTCATGGTAGATGAAGTCACCACAGTAGGAACTGACCCTGTTGTATTCCAACAGTTCTCCGGTGCTGGCACATATACCGCGAGCAACGGTGTTCAACTTGTAGGTTCTAACTTCTCCGGTGTAGTAGAAGCCGGTAAGGGTGTAACCGTAGGTGCTTCAGGATTCGCAATTGACACGGCTGTCGTTGTTCGTAAGTATGCGGCGAATGTCGGTGACGGAACTGCTACTTCTTATGTAATCACACACAGCCTCAATACGAGAGATGTAGTCGTGAGCGTTTATGACAACTCAAGCCCTTATGCTGAAGTTGTTTGCGATGTCCAACACACTTCCACTTCCGCGATTACTCTGTTATTCTCGGTCGCGCCTACATCAAATCAGTATCGCGTAGTCGTCCACGCATAAGGAGAAACACATGGGTCTAATAGACCGTTTCGCCAAGAAGGTTGCTAGTGAACTAGAGAAGGCTCCGCGGTTGCCGGCGGGTTCTGTCACTATGACGGAATCTGAAATGCGACAAGCGGGATTAGTTGCTCAACAGACATACGGCAATAGCAATCCGCTACCTCGCGCACCATTTAGCGCGACCGTACCGTTTGGCCCGGGCATGCCGATTACTCCCGGCGCTATCAACCCCGTACGCGAAGACGGAAGACCTGACCCTCGCCGTTATGAGTACCAAGTTGCTCAAAACATAAATGTAACTGAAACCCGTTTTATCCCATTCAAGACATTACGGCAGAGCGCAGACCAAATTGACATTTTGCGCCGTTGTATTGAGGTTGTAAAGAGTAAAGCCCTTAGCCTTGAGTTTGATATTGTCCTTGGACAAGACGCTTCAGAAAAAATTATCGCTGAATCAGGCGAAACACATATTCGCGCTATGGCTGAGGCTCGTAAGCGCTTCACAAAAGACATTGACCGTATCCGCACATTTTGGGAAAACCCTGATAGGTCAAACGGTTACACCTTCACAGATTGGTTGAACATAGCGCTTGAGGAAATTCTTGTCATTGACGCTTGGGCTGTGTGGCCACAGAAAACAGTAGGCGGCGACCTATACGGTTTACAAATTCTTGACGGTTCAACGATTAAGCCACTTCTTGATGACCGTGGCATGCGCCCGGTTCCGCCCAATGTTGCGTATCAACAAATTTTGTACGGTTTCCCGCGTAGTGAGTTCACCGCTAATGATGATGACCCAAATGCGGACGGTGAGTTCACGGCAGATGACCTTCAATACATGGTGCGTAACCGTAGAACTATCTCGGTCTATGGATTTAGTCCGGTTGAACGCGCTCTACCTCTAGCAGACATTTACCTTCGCAGACAACAATGGATTCGCGCTGAGTACACAGACGGCGTAGTTCCTGAGTTGTTCTTTGAGTCTGATATTAACTTCGGCACAAACGCACAACTTATTCGTGACTATGAAAATATCCTCAATGACGATTTAGCCGGTATCACCCAACAGCGTAAGCGCGCTCGCATTTTGCCGGCAGGATTAAAGCCGTTCCAAACTGAAGGATATGGCGAGAAGTTCAAGGACACTCTTGACGATTTCCTTATCGCTTCTATCTGTGGACATTTCGGCGTACAACCTACTGAAATTGGTTACAGCCCCAAGAGTGGTCTAGGTGGAGCAGGATTTGAGCAGGGTAAGGCAGATAGCGCTCAAGCAATTGGTATTGAGCCTCTTATTGCGTGGTTAAACAAAATGCTCACGAATATTTCCTACACATATCTAGGCATGCCACGCGAATTAGAATTCAAAATGCTTACTTCACGCCGTCAAGACAACGAAACTAATGCTCGTAAGTCACAGATTGAAGTTACTTCCGGTGGTAAAACAATCAACGAACGCCGTAGCGAATTAGGTTTACCTCTCCTAGATACACCTCAAGCAGATATGCCGATTCTTTTGGCTGGCTCTGAGGTGTTGCTATTCTCGCCGGAAGGCATTATCAACGCCAAGGAAGTTACCTCAGCACCTACTCTTGATACAGACGGTAACGCTCAAGGCAACCCTCTCACTATCGCAGAGAACGGACAAGGCGCTCCTGAGGAACCCCTCGCAGATGACAATGAAGTTGTGGACGCTGAGGTTGAAGCAGAAGTAAAAGCCTTTATGAAATGGGCAAACAAGGGGAAGCGCAATCGCCAATTTGAGTTTCATAAAGTAGATATGGTCGTGGCAGAGGCTCTCAATCGTTGCGCGTTTGAGGGTGACCTTGAAACGGCTAGGTCAATAGCAAAAGCCTTTATCACATGATTTGGCGCGCCCATGAAGCAGACGGGCGCATATCCGCCAAGAACGCTCTTAAGATTAGGGCCGCTTTACGCACCTCGGCTAGGTGGGAGCGTGTCTTTGAGGCATATAAGCGCACACAACCCGCGGTATCAAAGAACCCGGCTCAAGATAGGGCTAGGGCTAGGTCATGGGCCATGCTCTCGGTTGCGTTTGACAATGACGCACTCTTAGCCGCACTTCGTAGGACATGGGCAGACGGTTTTGCTCTTGGAATTGTGTCCGCAGATGACGCAGTACGCCAAGCCCAAGAACTCAAGAAGGCTGATGACCCTGATTACATAGATTGGCAAAACTGGAAACCCGGGGACGCGGCGGCGGCACTCTTGCTTAAACCTACAAGGGCATTTCAACGACTCCTAGAGGCGCAAGGAGCCACGATTAGGGGCATAGATAGAACGGGATATGACCGGCTAGGAACAGCGCTCGCAGACGCTATTGCTCTCGGTTTATCGGGTAGACGGGCGGCTAAGTTAATACAGGACTCTGTTTCAGACCCGGCTAGGGCGCTCACAATCGCAATCACGGAAACCAATAGGGCTATAAGCCGCGCAACTATTGAGCGTTATCAAAATTTTGGCCTTGAACAAATGGAATGGGTGACTTCAGACCCTTGTGACAAATGCGTACTCAATGAGGGCAAGGTCGTGAATGTAGGACAAGCCTTCCCAAGCGGCGACACTCAACCACCGGTTCACCCGAACTGCCGTTGCGCTCTGTTGCCGGTTGTACCCGGGTTTGACGCTCCTGTGGACGGTATTGACAACATTATTGCGCCACCTATTGAAGAAATGCCAATCATGCCGTCCGGTAATTTTGAGGATAGAACAATTGAAAATTATCAACGCGAAGCGAACGCTGAATTCAAGTTGGGTGGCAACGCACTACCAAGAGAAGCCGAAGAAGCCCTCTTGGAATACCAATCAACCGGGTATCAAAAAATTAACATGTTACTTCGTGACCCTAATGGTTTCTACGAGCGTTATTCAGGAACCAATGTTGATGAGTACATGGGTTATGTAAGAAATATGGATACGGCTTTCTCTTTAGCGCCGCCACTTCCAAAACCAATCGTGACCCTGAGAGGTATAAGCGAAAGCGTGGCTCAACGCTTCAGGACTTTTACTCCCGGAACGATTTTCCAAGATGACGCTTTCGTTTCAACTACTTTATCGCCTGATATTGCTAATTGGTTTGCTGAATTAGAAAGAGTTGGTAAGGGCATGGTCATTGAAGTCCTAAGTCCTGCCGGCACGAAAGGCATATTCCTCACGACCTACAAATACGGCCATATCCCCGGTGAGGCTGAGTGGTTGCTCCCAAGAGGGCTACGATATGAAGTAATATCAAATACCGGCAATACCATACGAGTTAAGGTAATCCCATGACCGAAAAACCAAGCGATAAATTCATATTGAATACCATGGACGGCATACGAATTATCAGTAAACCTGAACCTCAACCTGATAAAGTTATATCCACATTACAAGGAGAAAAATAATGGCCAATGCGCTTGATATGACCACCGCCTTCTTTAACATTATTAAGGCCAATAAAAATGATGACGGCACTCTCACCGTATACGGCAAGGCCACAGATGACTCCTTGGATATTGACCAACAAATCTGTGACCCTGTTTGGCTTGACCGGGCCATGCCTGATTGGTTTAAGTCCGGCGGTAACATTCGTGAGCAACACTCCAATATCGCGGCTGGCGTTGCCAAGGAATACGAAAAGAAAGATGACGGTCATTACATAAGCGCTCTCGTTGTAGACCCTGTATCTGTCAAGAAGGTTGATACCGGTGTACTCAAGGGTTTCAGTATTGGAATTAAATCCCCACGCGTTGTCCGTGACCAAAAGGCGGCAAACGGTCGCATTATTGACGGCCAAATCGTTGAGGTTTCACTTGTAGACCGTCCTGCTAACCCAAATTGTCAATTGGTTCTTGCCAAATCCGCTGAAGGTGAAGCCGGGTGGTGGAAGGTTGAACAACTTATTGAGAAGGAAGAAAAGAAGCCAAACTACGAGGGCATGCTCCGTGGTGGCGGTGGCTCTGAACCGGCTGACAAAGAACTGTACAACCGGGTGAAGGCTGAGGCTAAACAAAAGTTTGATGTCTACCCTTCTGCCGTTGCTAATGCTTGGGTAGTCCGTGAGTACAAAAAGCGCGGGGGTACTTACAAGAAAAAGACCGAAAAAGCGGCCGATAGATTACAATTGTCAGAAGTTACAGAAAGGGGAGCCATGGACTTACTCGCTGAAGACATTATTGACATGTCTAAGTCGTATGCCAATGGCGACCTCTTGAAGTTTGATAAGAAAACTTATGACAACGCTCGTCAAGCGCTGGCACAACTTATCGCAATTGAAGCCGAAGAATTGGGCGAGGGCCATAACGAAGAAGCCTCGCTCTCTCACCTAATAGCCGCCGTTCATCACCTATTCGCGTGGTACGCGGGTGAGGAAGCAGAAGGAGAAGTAATGGAAGAAAACATTGAACTCGCCGCACACTCAGACAAGATGATGCCTAAAAAGGGTGAATCAAAATCTGATTTCATGAAGCGTTGTAAGGAAGCCGGCATGGAAGATGACGCCGCTGAAAAGGCTTATGACAAATACATGAAGTCAATTGAGAGTGACGAAGATGAAAAAGAGGAAGTAGAAAAATCCGCTGAGGTTACAAAGTGCCTTGAGTGTGGTTGCTCTACTCCCGGCGCTGACCATGGCGCAACAACTACAAATGATTTTGCGAATGTCGCGAAGCCTTCACATGTCACGACCGCAGAAATGTACGCACCCGGCGAAACACCTAAGTCCGCTGAGGGTGATGTAGTTGAAACTCCTGCCGAGGAAAAAATTGAAGAAGAAGTTAAGGAACCGGCAGACGCAGAAGTTTCTGAGGAAGCACCTGCTCCTTCAGATGTAGAAGCAATAGTAGAAAAGGCTGTCAAGAGTGCTACTGAGTCCATTAGGGCAGAGGTCGCTTCGCTAGTTACCGCAAAAGAGGCGGCACTAGAGAAGGCGGCGTCCTTGGAATCTGAGTTAGCAGTTGCTAAGTCTTTGGCTGTTGCCGGCGGACCAAAAAGAACCGTCAAACCGGTAGACACACGAATTTCTGATAACTTGACGAAAGCCGCTGTCTATCGCGCAAAAGCAAACGCAACCACAGACCCACTTTTGATTAAAGGCTACAAGGCTCTTGCGGAGAAATTCGCAAACGCCGCTGAAGCCGAATCAAAGTAACTCACACGAAAGGAAACAAATGGCTCTCCAAGCCCCTAAGGCGGCAGACCTATTTGACGGCGCTTCTCCCGTAGAAGCCGCTGAACGCATGGAAGAATTCCAAGGCGTACTCAATAAGGCGCTCGCACATGGCTCCACAACTCCGGGTCAAGCACCTACTGACCCTGTTGCGGCACTTGAAGCCCTCGCAATTAACAAGTCCCTCTCCGCAGAGGCGACAGCGAGCCTTCAGACCGCACTAGCCGCACAACGCGGCGCTATGGGTGACATCAACAAGGAAATCACTCTTACAACCCCGCTATCTACATCTTTTGCGGCGTTTGACCTAGAGGCTCCTGCTAAGTTGCTCACACCTCGCCCAACTCCACTCCGTAACAGAATCCCTCGTAAGAAGGGTGTTGGTACAAGCCACCGTGTCAAGAGAATTCTTGGCTACACCGGTACTGGTACTGGCGGAGTCGGCAATCTATGGCCGGGTATCACAGAATCAACGACAAACACCTTCGGTGGATTAACGCTAGAGCGTGGACCACAGATTTCGTATGCCGCTGATGATTTAGTATTGCCATACAACTCATACTCACTATCCGATAGCGTTTCGTTTGACGCCAACTTCTCAGGCCTTGGATACCAAGACCTACGCCAGTTGTCTTCAACTTCAACTCTATACGCGACAATGCTTATGGAAGAACGCATGATGCTTATGGCTCGTGGAACAGCGTCCGGTTATTCAGGTGCGCTTTCCGCTCCAACTTTCACACTCGCTTCACCTGTTGCTTCAGGTTCACAGACCGCTCTCGCCGCGACAACTTACTATGTAAATGTCACCGCAGACGCAGGTATCTCCGGCAACGGTTTCGGTGAGTCAATTCTCGGCACAGAGGCTTCAACCGCTGTTGCTTCCGGCGATGTTCTAACAATCACCGTAGCAACCGCTGTGACCGGCGCACTCGGATACAACATTTATGTTGGAACCGCTACTGGCGCGGCAAACCTCAAGTATCAGGGAACCCTCAAGGGAACTGGAACTTTCACAATTCAGGGCGCGAGCGCAACCGGTCTAACCGGAAACAACGCCGCCTTCACAACCTCAGGAGCCGCGGCTTCTCGTGCTTCTGCTGATACTTCAGCATACGCAACCGGTTATGACGGAATTCTTCCAACAGTTCTCGGCCCAAATTCAGGCGCTATCAACGCAATCAACAGCGCGTTCAGCACCTCAAATCCGGGCGTTGAGTTCCAATCAGTATTCGCAACTATGTATCAGAATGTCAAGGCTGACCCGGATGTCGTTCTCTTGAACGGCAACGACCGTAAGCAACTTTCTGACGCAATAAAGAACGGCTCAACTGCTAACTATCGCCTAGTCATCAACGACCCGGGCGCTGGCGGAACCACCTACGGTTCAATCGTCACCGGACTTCAAAACGAAGTAACCGGTAAGGCAGTAGACCTCATGGTTCACCCTTGGCTCAACCAAGGTGTTGCTCCTGTTCTATCGTTCACCCTTCCAATTCCTGATACTGAAGTATCAGATGTTTGGGCGAACTTCATGGTTCAGGATTACATGGGAATTCAATGGCCGGTCGTACAGTTCACCTACGACTTCTCCACATATTTCCGTGGAACCTTCTTCTGTACCGCTCCTGCTTGGAACGGCGCAGTTTCAGGAATCATCAACGCGTAGTTCATAACTGAATAGAAACGGGGGTGTGGGCCTTGAAACCCCGCCCCCGTTATCAGTAGGAAAGGCAATCATGGGAAGATATGTAGCACCGGATAAAGGTGTAAAAGAAACAGTAATAGGCGGAGTTAAATACAATCCTGACAAGGGCGGTATTTACAATGTTGAAAGTAAGCGTCACGCAGATTTAATGAAGCGCGAAGGTTATTTTGAGGCGTCACTTAATCCTTATTCTGAAGGCGACATACAAAGAGGGTTCTGTTGCGTACAATGTGGTTTTAACGGGTGGTTTCGTAAGTGTGGCCGCTGTGGTCATGAGGCTGAGAATCCAATAGCCCGGGACGGAGAATAATGACAACCGGAATTACACCGCTAACTTTCAGCGAAAAGTCCTACATTACAACTGCCGAATATAAGTCGGCTCCTACGGCTCAACAAACGAGCAATCTCGTAGTCGGTGGTAATGAAGCGGCTCAAGACGCAGAACTCGCGGCAGTAATTCTAAGAGCGTCCTCGTTCATGGACGAGTATCTCAATCAAAATCTTGTGGCTACACAAATGGTTGAAACACAGCGTATCCGCATGAACTCACAAGGTTACATTTCGTTACATCCAAACAATAATCCAATCTTGGCGCTTATCGCATTTCAATATGGAAGCGACCCAAACAATCTACAAACTCTCACAGACCCTTCAACAGCATGGTTTGAGAACTCACAAGTCATTATCCCGCTGTCACAATTGGCAACCACATACACAAGTCAAGGGCCTCTAGCGTTTGGCGGGACTTCCCCTTTCACACAGATATTTACTAAGTACACTTATATCGCCGGTTATGTGAACACAATCGCAGGAGCGGCAAACGCCGGAGCAACTTCAATCACGGTCACAGACGCCACCGGAATTATCGCGGGGCAACAGTATTTAATTACAGACGGCTCAAAGACCGAGCGTGTCACCGTAACGAGTAACTACACTTTTGGAAGCACCACAGTACCTCTTGCGAGCGCACTTCTTTACACTCACCTAGCCGGAGCCTCATTTAGCAACATGCCGGCCGCTATTAAACAAGCATGTATCCTGCTCACGACCGCCTTCCTCAAGGTACGCGGTGACTCAGCGATGATGATGAGCATGACACAACGCCCTGTGGGCCAAGTAGTCGGTTCAGACCTCTACGGCTCAAATATCAAGATAGCCCTAGACATGATTGACAAATACAGAAGGGTTCGTTAATGGCCGGTCGCGTAGGCGTTCGCGACACCTTGTACAAGTGGTTGTTGAACGGAAATATCAAACACCTCAACCAAATCTTTACCACTTTTCCCAAAATTATTAACTTTGAAGTCAATTCAATACCCGGTGAACTATCACGAGCGGCTGTTGTGATATTCATACAAGCCGAACGAGAGAGTCGTATTGCGGTAGGCGGCCCTCATACGGGCTGGAAGCGTGTTGATTACACCGTGGTATTACAAGTATTCCACCATTCCGTTGAACCGACAATGGAAGCGGCTATGGCGGATTTTGATGTTCTCATAGATAGCATCAAAGAACGGCTACGCGAAGACCACAATTTCGGTGACGCAACCGGTAGACTTGTATGGCAGGGCGCAGAACCCGCTATCAACGCTCTATACGGTGAACCTAATTCAACTGAAATGGGCGCTACGGAAACCTACGCTTCGCTAGAATTTGATGTGACCGAGATGATTCAAGCCTAAGGAGCATGATGAAACTTACATATAAGGGTACTGAGGAACGCGTGTTCCCGGCGCTTGGAATTGTCAAACCGGGCGATGTCGTAGACGCGCCTGAAGGTTTTAGCCACCCTGATTTCACAGAAGGTGGCGCGGCAAAACCGACTCAAGTAAACACAACAACCCCGTCTGCCGCGTCAGACAAGAAATTAGGAGAGTGAATAAATGGCTGTACAAAATTCCGTTCGCAGTTATTTAGGTATCGCTAAAGAAGCGACAAAGGGAACAGCCGTAGCACCTACGGACTTTATCCCCGTCATGGTGGATAGCCTAAAGCCCGTAGATATTATTGACCCACTCTACGACACCGGACTTCGCGGGTCTATGGTCACGAATTACAACTACATTCCGGGCCGTACACGCTCAACTTTTGATTTCGGTGGACATGTATTCGCCGACACAATTGGTTATCCAATTGCTGGAATCATGGGTTCTGTTGCGACCGCCGGAGCAAGCGCACCTTACACGCACACAGTATCGCTATTGAACTCAGCGGCAACTGGCGCAGACGCACAACCAATTTCCTACACACTCACCGATTTCTATGCGGCTGATGTTCGTGCTTACGCTGGTATCCAATTCCATGACTTCTCATTGAAGTTCAACGCAGACGGGATGTTGGAATATGACGCTAAGGGAACCGGTTGGGCCTCAGCGAGCGCTTCAACCCCAACACCTTCATTTAGCACCGTTCTACCGACCCCTGTATGGCGTGGAACCGTGTCAATCGGTGGCTCTGCTGTGTCTTATACCATTGAAGGAAACCTTGACCTCAAGCGTTCAGTAACACCTATTTATGGAATCAGTAGCACACAGAATCCATATCAGGTTTTCCTTGGAGCGTTAGAAGTTACCGGCAAGTTGAATTTTGTAATGGAGAACAACGCAGAACTAACCCGTTATCTCACAAATACACAACCCGCAATCGTGTTGAACTGGAACTATGGTTCCGGCGCGTCTGAACTACAACTTCAGGCAACAATCACGAAGGGTGCTTATGTAGCGGCGGCTATTGAGCGCGGTCAAGATTTCGTGACCATTTCAGTAGACATCAACGCACAAGCAAACACAACAGACGCAGGTTCTAGCGGCGGCTTCGCACCTATTAAATGGGTATTGAAGAACGCCAAGGCTTCAGGAACCTACGCCTAAAAATCTAAGAGTAGGGGCTGTACTGTTGATTCAGTTTAGAGCGCCCGCCTTCCCGCTCCAGCCCCTACTCGCCATAATGTAAGATAAAGGAAGGCAAACTAGGAAAGGCAACCATGTCAAAAAAACTCACACTACCGTCCGGCGCTTCTGTAACTTTTCGCGACCCTAAGACACTTCGCGTTAAAGACCGCCGCAGACTCATGACAACCGTAGACCAAGTTGAAGGCGACCTCGCAAAAGCGCTTGCGTTAAGTGACGCTCTAATTAGCATGCTCGTTGAAGATTGGTCTTTTGATTTGATAATTCCTTCAGCGAAAATGGAATCGCTTGATGAATTAGAAATGGCGGATTACGACTTTCTCGTTGAGGAAACTAAAGAGGCGCAAAAGTATTTGTACCCTAACCTCAAGGAAACAGAGGAAACCGCTAAAGACCCAAAAGCGAGTACCGCAAACTCCAACGCCTAAAATGGCAACTTGAAGGCGGGGCTAGATACCCTGACTTTGAGTATCCCGATGAACAATGGTTCTACTACGCATTGGCAGAGCGGTTCGGTTGGACTCCTGAACAAGTAGATGAATTACCGGCATATACGGCCGATTGGTTGCTCGCGATTGGCGCTACCATTGACCAAGTAAAAGCCGAGAAAATGGAGAAGTCTTAGTGGCCGTTGTAATTGTTCGCAATCTCGCAGAGGTCATGGCGGGGTGGGACAAGTTCACCGAGAACATGGAATTCGCGGCTGAATATGCGGTTGCTATGACGGGTCTAGCCGTTGAGCGTCAAGCAAAAATCAACGCAAACACCGGCACACATAAACGCGGTCAAGGACATATCCCCGGAACTGGCCCCGGCCCAAATGTTGTAACTGGAAACCTTCGTAGAAGTATTCGCACAGATGTTCGTTATGGTTTTGGCAGTTATGTTGCGACCGTGGGTGCGTATGCTGAATATGCTCGTGCGGTTGAACTCGGCTCATCTCGCTGGAAATCAGGAGTAAAATACCCGTACCTAGGGCCGGCCGCGGACACGCTAAAAAAGAACGGAACTCTCAACCGAGTCTTTACCCAAGCGTTCGCTAGAAAAATGAAGGGGTCATAATGGCGTCACCACTACCCCCGATTCTTGTAGAGATTCAAGCCGATGTAGCCTCATTGAAAAAAGGTTTAGCAGACGCACAGAACGCCCTCAAGGGTATTGACGATAGCGTTGAACAAACTGGTTCAAGCATGACTAAGTTCATGGATAGAGTCAAACAAGTTGGAGCCACTCTTGGAATTGCCTTCGCCGGTACTCAAGTTATTTCATTTTTCCGTGAGAGTATTGCCGCCGCTAATGAGGCAAGCAACGCTCAAGAACGGTTAGCCACGCTTCTACGCAATACAAACGGCGGCACAGAGGCTCAAATACAAGCGCTTATCCAACAAGCCGAGGCTCTTGAGGCAGTAGGCGTTGTAAGTAAAGACAACATCATTGTCGCTCAATCACAGTTAGCGACTTTTGACCTCACCGCAAAAACTATTAACACTTTAACTCCGGCGATTCTTGATTATGTCACCGCTGAAAAGGGTGCGGCCGCGAGCGCAGACGATTACCGTCAAATGACTAACAGCCTTGCCCAAGCATTGAACGGAAACTTCGCTTCACTCACACGAGTTGGATTCGTACTTGACGAAACAACTAAGAAACAAATTTCATCAGGAACAGAAAGCGAACGAGCCGCGGCAATCGTTGAGGTATTGAACTCAACATACAAAGGTTTCAATGAAACGCTCCGTGACAATAACCCTCTCCAAGCCGCTATCAACGACCTTGATAAATTAAAAGGTGATATTGGAGAAGCCCTGCTCCCGCTTATTGACCAATTGAGCCGGTTCATAAGTGATGATTTGATACCGGGCCTTCGTGCCATGGCTAAATGGTTCAAGGAAAATTATGGAGCGCTTAAAGTATTCACGATTATTCTCGGTGGAGCCTATACAGCGTTTAAGTTATATCGGGGAATCTTGGTAACTACCAAGGTTGCGACACAACTCTATACCGTGGCCACAACGCTCATGAAAGGGCAACAACTGGCAAGTATCGCTTCCACAAACGGCCTCGCGGCTTCTATGCTGAAATTAAACGCGGCCATGAGAGCCAATCCTCTTGGTTTGATTATTACAGCGCTCGCCTTGATTGGCGCTGGATTTGTGTACGCATGGAAACGAAGTGAAACTTTCCGTGAGGTTGTCATCAAAGTCGCACAAGTTGTCATGAACGGGTTTGCCAAATTGTCAGAAATCGCCGGCAAGTTCTTTTCAATGATAGGCAAAATCCCGGGCATGGGTTGGGCTAAGAGTATTGGTAACGGCTTAGACAGTATTAGCGATAAAGTCAAAGTAGCGAGCAAAAACCTCATGGACCTCAAATCAGGGTTCAAAGGCATGGGTAATGTATCTATGACCGGTGACGGCGCACTCGGCGACCCGTTTGCCGGTAGCGGTAAAGGCGGTAAAGGTGGCGGGGGTCTAGGCGATAAAGAAAAGAAAAAACTCGCTGACTATCAAAAGAAAGTCAAAGACATTTATCGTGACATGAACGATGTCATAAAAGAAGCCGGCGAAAAAGCCGAGGCCGCTCTTGAAACCCGTAATGAGCGTATGGCTGAGGCTCAAGAACGCTATAACGAACGCGTGGCTGACCTTCACGAACGCTATAACGAACAAATGGAAACAGCCCAAGAGCGTTTCAATGACCGTAAGGCTGACCTTGATGAGCGCTATAACGACCAAATAAATGAAGCGGTCAAGCGTCAAAAAGAGGAAGAAGCCAAACTAACTAAGCGCTACGGCGAAGAAGTTATCAAGATTAACCAAGAATTCAATAAGAAAAAGATTGACCTTGAAACTTCACTTCAAGACAAACTCAATGACCTTCGCAAAAACGCGGCTGAGAAAGCGGCAGACCTCACCCGGAAAGCGGCTGAAAAACAAGCCGGTATTGTTCAACAATCAGTAGACCGTCTACGCAACGCCTTCTCATCTAAGACCGGTTTCAGCCTAACTGAAGCGTTTGGTAAAGGCGCTTCCGGTGAAGACATACTCGCTAAACTTACAGAGAAATTACGAGTATCAAAAAACCTCGCCGAAAAGGCTGAGTTCCTAGCGGCTAATGGTTTTACTCAACCATTCATTGAGCAAGTCATGGCCGCCGGCCCTGAGGTCGGTAATGAATTAGCGGACGCTATTCTTCAGGCAAGTCCTGAAACTATTGAACAATTCAAGAAAACTTTTGGCGAATTAGAAACAGTATCCAACACGGGTCTTGACGCGCTTGCTAAATCCATGAATACCGGGGCTAACCTAGCCACACAAGAACTTCGTGACGCCTATAACCAAGTGTCCGTAGACCTTAAACAATCCCTCAATGAGGTCAATGCTGAACTCACCGCAAACATGGCGGAACAACAAACGGCTTTCAATACAGCCATGGCAGAAGCAGAAAAGACTCGTCAAGATAAACTTACAGAGGCATATAACGCTATGCGTGAGGCTATTGCGGAGTCTGAAAAAGAACTCGCAGAAGCCCGAGTTAAGGCTAAAGAGGCTCTTGATAAAGGCATGGCTGAGGCTCAAGCCGAATTAGAAAAAGCCCGCAAAAAGGCTCAAGAGGAACTTTCTAAAGGACTTGCTGAAGCCCAAGCAACATTACAAAAGGCGCTTATTGACGCTCAAAAAGCATACGAAAAAGCCATTGACGAAATCAACGCGTCTACTCAAAAGAAACTTGAAGAACTCAAAAGGAAACTCGCTGAGGTAGCGGCTCTTATGGCACAACTTTCCGCGGCTCAAGCGGCGGCCGCTGTTGCGAGCGCACCGGTTTACACGCCGGTCACACCCGTAAGCGCACCCGTCACAACGACAACAAGTTCTACACCTACGGCTTCCACGACCGTAAATGTCACCGGAGTCAATTTGACCAACCCAACAGATACGGCGAACAGCGTTATCAACGCAATTAAGTTTGGAAATGTCGTTGTACCTACCGCCCCAACAGCGCTCGCGGCTAAGGAAAGTGGAGCCATAGGCGCGGCCTCAATTGCGGCTAGAACAATTAAAGTAACTCCACCTAAACTCACCGCTCAACAGATAGCCATGAGGGCTAGATAATGACAGTATTAACACAACAGTATTCTTTTTCATTTAACGGTCAAACTTTTGGCGGTGCTAATTCTCCTTATCAAATTTTGAGCGTAGACGGCTTGGAAGGTTTACCCGGTATTCGTAATCAAGATGATAACCGTGGTTTCGCAGACGGCATGTTCTCAGGTCAAGACTTTTACGGCGGTAGAACCGTAAGCATTATCTTCAATACTTTTGGTACAAATTCCGCCACGGCTCAAGAAAACTTCAATACGATTCAACGGTATTTACTGCCTCAGGTGAGCGGTACAACCCCTCTTTATTTCTACCTACCTCCCAATGACACCCAATTCATAAACGCCCGTGTACGCGGCCTCAGGACTACCGTAGACCCCAACTACACCTATGGATACATCACTTCTCAAGTAGAGTTTTTCTGCCCTGACCCTGCCTATTACAATCAAAACACTCAGACCGCGAGCCTTGATTACACGCCGCCCGGGGGTCGTACCTATAACCGCGTCTATAACCTTGTCTATGGCGGTGGCTCTGTTTTAATCACGACCACAATCGCAAACAACGGTTGGGCTACCACTTATCCAATCATTGAAATCAACGGACCAATTACAGACCCGGTTCTAGGCAATCAAACTCAAAACGCCGCCCTCTATTTCACCGGAACATATACGAACACGGATATATTGAGGGTTGATTTGTATAATAAACTCATTACTCTAAACGGTAGTCCGGCCCGAAACTTGTTAATATCAGGGGAGTGGTTCTCGGCTCAACCCGGGAACAACTTGTTCTATCTAACGGGTGACGCTGGCTCTACGACCGTGGGAGTAACTGGCGGTACGGTAACATGGAACTCAGCGTTCATTTAGGAGCAAAATGACATTAAGAACACCCCCTTCATGGTTACAAAACGGCTCTCACCCCGCTGAAAATGACCGTCTAACAACTCAGGCTCTTTGGGCTACAACCGGAATTATTAACTCAAGTTCTTTGGCGGTTACCGCTAATTCTCCCGTTGGTATGTCTGTTCTTGTTGCGAGCGGTTGGGCCGCAATTGTTGGAACTACTCAAGCGAACATGGGTACTTATGTCGCTTACAATGACGCACAAGTAACTTTAACAATCGCAACCGCAGACCCAACGAACCCTCGTATTGACCGTGTCGTAATGACCGTCAATGATGCGTATTACACCGGTTCAACAAACAATGTGGTACTCCAAGTAATCACAGGAACTCCGGCTGGTTCTCCGGTTGCTCCTGCCACTCCGGCTAACTCTATTTCTTTAGCAACTGTGGCAGTAGCCGCGGCCGCTCTTTCAATCTCTAGCGGAAACATCACAGATACTCGCACACTTGTAACTACAAATATTCCTGAGTCCGGCGATATTTCAAGCGTTACCGCTGGAACTGGTCTTAGCGGCGGCGGTTCATCAGGAGCGGTAACTCTTTCAATTGACACTTCTGTTACAGCAGACCTTACAACAGCGCAAACACTTACAAACAAAAATCTTACGAGTCCACGAATTAACTTGGGAATTCAAGCCGAAACCGGCACTACTTACACACCGGTACTCGCAGACAACGGAAAACTAATTACTCTCACAAACGCCTCGCCAATAACCTTAACTATTCCATTGAATGCTAGCGTGGCTTATCCAGTAGGCGCTCAATTGAATATGGCTCAAATGGGAGCCGGGCAAGTAACTGTTTCAGGAGCCGGCGGTGTCACCGTGGTATCCACAGGAGCCACAGCGGCCACTCCTAAGACACGCGCTCAATACAGCACATTAACAGCCGTACAAACATCAACAGATAATTGGCTTGTTATGGGTGATATTTCGTGAGCCGTTTAGCCTTAACCCCTACAAATGTTCCAACAAGTGCGTCAGACATAAGCACTCCAACATTACGAGCGGGCGATTTATATTTCAATACCTCGCAGGGCCTCAAGGTTTATGACGGTTCTCAATGGGTATTAGTTTCAACAACTACGGTTCTAACCGAAATAGACGGTGGAGCCTTTGATAGTATTGCTCCGTATCAAGGTGGTTATTCTCCTGATATTGCGGCAACTCAGACAGTAAACGGGGGTACTCCATAATGGCAGTAGTAACTCAAATCCAAACCCGCAGAGGAACAGCCGCACAATGGACTTCCGCGAATCCAACTCTTGCCGCTGGTGAATGGGGTTATGAAACTGACACCGGTAAAATCAAAATTGGTAATGGTTCAACCGCATGGAATTCTCTTGGATATACCGGTGCGGGAGATGTAACACTTACGGGAACTGAAACACTTACAAATAAAACTCTTACAGCGCCGGTCATAAATCTTTCACTTAACGCACAAACCGGCACGACTTATAGTTTTGTTCTTGCTGACAATGGAAAATTAGTAACCGCTTCTAATGCCGCGGCACAGACATACACAATTCCATTGAACAGTTCACAAGCGTTCGCAACTGGCGCACAAATAAACATTATTCAAATTGGCGCGGGCCAAGTAACAATTCAAGGAACCGGCGGAGTAACCGTTGCTTCAACTGGCGCTACCGCAACCGCTCCCAAACTTCGCGCTCAATATTCGTCAGCGACACTTATCAAAGTCGCAACTGATGTTTGGTATGTAGTAGGAGATATTGCCTAATGCCTATTCTTGGGGTTATTGCTTCTTCTACGCGACAAGGACAAAGCACTATTGCTGGTTCGATGGAGCCTATTGCTGTGGCTACTGTGCCTAGCGGTGGATTAGCAAGCATAACTTTTGGTTCGATTCCACAGACTTATACTCATTTACAGTTGCGTTGTATTATCCGCATTACTGGAGCATCAAATAGAGAATCAGTAAAATTACAGTTCAATTCTGATACAGCAACTAACTATGCTCGTCATCTTTTATGGGGTGATGGTAGTTCTGCGTCTGCTTATGGTCAGGCTAATGATAATTATGTTTTGATGAGTGATTTTGCTGGAGCAAGCGCGTCTGCCAATATTTATGGCGCGGCAGTTGTAGATATTTTAGATTATGCTAATACAAATAAATTCAAAACTGCGCGTGGTATAGGTGGAGTAGATTTGAACGCGGCTGTTACTGTATATGATGGTTTATTTAGCGCAGTATGGCGAAATACAAATGCTATAACAACTATGACTCTTACACCTTTTGATAATTCTAATTTTGCGCAGTATTCATCATTCGCTCTCTACGGAATCAAAGGAGCCTAAATGCCTTCAACATATACTCCTTTAGCAACTACTACATTAGGTAGTTCGCAAGCATCTGTTACTTTGAGTGGTATTAGCGGTTCATATACAGATTTAGTATTAGTAATTTCAGCACAAGGCACTTCTGCTGGCCTTGACCAAGATATAAATATGACTTTCAACTCTGATACAGGAAGTAATTATTCACGAGTTCGTTTATACGGAAACGGTACATCTGCGGTTTCTACACGCGACACAAATGCCAGCAGTATCACTATCGGCAATATGCCAGCCGCAAGTAGCGTTTTAGGGTCGGGCAATAGCATTATTCAAATTCAAAATTATTCAAATAGCACAACTTACAAAACTTCAATCATACGAACAAATACATCATCAACTTATGGAACTGTTTTTGCTATTTTTGGTATGTGGCGTAGCAATTCCGCTATTACTTCTATCACTCTAACTCCTGCTGGCGGCAGTTTTACTACTGGTTCTACCTTCTCTCTCTACGGAATAGCCTCAGCCGCAGTAGTAAGCGGAGCAAAAGCAACTGGCGGAGATGTCGTTGCTACTGACGGAACATATTGGTATCACGCGTTTCTTGCTTCGGGAACATTTACGCCTACACAAGCATTGACCGCAGATGTTTTGGTTGTTGCTGGCGGTGGCGGTGCTATGGATAATTCATCAGGCGGTGGTGGTGCTGGCGGACTTCTTGCTCATACATCTCAATCATTATCGGTTAATAATTATACTGTAACAGTTGGCGCTGGTGGTTCAGGTGGTACTGATGCAACATCTACTCAATCAAATGCTGGTAATAATTCACAGTTTGCCGCTTTAACTGCTTCTGTCGGCGGTGGCAGGGGTCTTGGAAGAAATGTTTCACAACCTACACAAACAAAAAGTGGTGGTTCAGGCGGTGGAGGAACTGGTACTGGAACTACCGCTAATACCGGCAACACAGGTGGTTCTGCAACTGCGGGACAAGGAAATGCTGGTGGTAATGGATTTGCATTTGGCGAGACTCCTGCGTTTTATCCAGCAGCAGGTGGAGGTGGAGCAGGAGCGGCAGGAAGCGCTCCATCTAGTTCAAGTCAAGCAGGAGCAGGTGGCGTTGGCTCAAGTACATATTCATCGTGGGGTCTTGCAACTTCAACTGGACAAAATGTAGGCGGAACAGTTTATTTTGCTGGCGGCGGTGGCGGCGGTATCAATAGTGCAGGACAAAGCGGTTCAGGTGCGGGTGGTTCAGGTGGTGGTGGTTCTAACGGAAATGGTACTGCAAACACAGGTGGCGGTGGTGGCGCTAAAGGTTATCCTGCTACTGGTGGTGCTGGCGGTTCAGGAATTGTGATAGTGAGGTACGCGGTCTAATGCCTGATACATATACATTATTAGAGAAGGTAGTTATTGGCGCAACAAGTGCTGAAAGAATTACTTTTACCTCTATTCCACAAGGTTATACCGACCTCAAAATTGTTGGTTCTGTGCGAAGTGAATCGCCTAATCCATACGATTTTATTTATTGCTATGTCAATGGAGTTTCAGGTTCATATTATCCTGGTCGCAGACTTCGTGGTGATGGTTCTAGTGCTTCAAGCGCATCAAATAGCCTCACTTACGCAAATTTTGAATATGTAAATGGCGATGGTGCGACAGCAAACACCTTTGGTAATTTTGAGATGTATTTTCCTAATTATTCAGGAACCGCAGAAAAATCATTTAGTATTGATTCAGCAACAGAAACTAACAACACAACTGCTTATCTTCACATGTGGGCATATAACTACACTAACGGCACTTCTCCTATTACTTCTATTGTCCTTGCTTCAGGTTCAGGATATTTCAAACAATACTCAACCTTTTATCTCTACGGCGTAGCAAAGTTTGGCGTTACTCCTACTAGCGCTCCTAAAGCAACAGGTGGAGACGAAATCAAACTTGTTGGTAGTTATTGGTATCACATTTTTCGTTCATCAGGAACTTTCCGCCCTGCTCAAAATTTAAGTTGTGATGTGCTTTCTGCTGGCGGTGGTGGTGGTGGTGGTATTTCAACTGGTGGTGGTGGCGGTGGTGGTGAATTAGATTTGTATTCAACAATCAACACAACTGCTAATACTAATTACACAGCAACTATTGGTGCTGGCGGAGCAGGTAGTAATGCTTTTTATATCCGCAACAATGGAAATACAACAACATTTTCTACTATCAGTTCACTTGGTGGTGGTGGTGGTGGAAACGAACAAACACTCATTAACGGTGGTGATGGTGGTTCTGGTGGCGGTGGTGGTTGGCAAGGTTCCAATGGCTCTGCATCAGGTTCAAATACATTCGCTGGTGGTAATGGCTATAACGCATCAGGTCAATCTGCTGGCGGCGGTGGTGGTGGAGCAACTGCGGCTGGTGGTAATGGTTCTAATACCAATGGCGGTAATGGTGGACAAGGTTATGCGTTATCAACTGCCGATTCTAATTTGACTAGCGGTAATTTCAGCACTTTTCAAGGAATGACTAGGATTGCTTCAGGTGGTGGTGCTGGTGCTTCTAGTACAAGAACTGCTGGAACTGGTGGCACTGGTGCTGGTAATGGAACTAATAGTCTAACTGCTGGTAGTGCGGCTACTTCTTATAGTTCAGGTGGCGGCGGTGGCGGTTGGGTTGGCGGCGTTGGTGTTGGTAATGGCGGTAACGGCGCAGGTGGTCTTGTCGTAATAAGATATAGTGCGGTCTAAGGAGAAACAATGGCACATTTCGCAGAGATAGATAACAACGGCATTGTAAAACAAGTGCTTGTTGTTCCCGATTCACAAGAACATAGAGGACATGAATACATGTCACAAGACTTGGGATTAGGCGGCACATGGGTACAGACTTCATACAACGCCACAATTCGCAAGAATTATGCTGGTATTGGATACACCTATGACTCTGAGCGTGATGCGTTTATTGCGCCGAAACCTTTTGATTCATGGGAATTAGATGAAGAAACTTGCCAATGGAAATCCCCTATTCCGTATCCAACAGACGGACTTATGTATGTATGGAACGAAACCGAACAAGATTGGAGCGCAATAGTTCATGAGTAATACACCTAAGAAACTTATTGTTGATTTAGAAAAGGGAACGCAAACCTATGTGGATTTGACTCCTGCTGAAATCGCAGAGCGCGACCAACTTGCCGCAAAAGCCGCAGATGACGCCGCAAAAGCACAAGCAGAAGCAGAGGCTAAAGTCGCACTAAAGGAATCAGCAAAGGCTAAACTTATCGCTGGCGAACCGCTAACAGATGAAGAAGCCGCCGCTATTGTAATTTAATTAGAAGGGGTCGGTTATGACTACCACTTATCGGTATCTTTTTGCCGACCTCTTAACTAACGAAATTGTTGCGGAACTTCCAATCACCGGGGTTTCGTTTACTCAACAATTAAACCAAGCCGGAACCTTTCAGGCTCATTTACTTATTACCGGAATTAACACCGCTGAATTCAATGTAGACGCGGCCACAACACCTACACGAAACGCAATATATGTAGACCGTAATGGAACGCTCGTATGGGGTGGAATTATATGGGGCCGGACATACAACAGCGATGAGCAGACAATATCTTTGACGGCCCGTGAGTTTGAGTCTTATTTTGAGCGCCGCCGCATTACGACCACCCAAGATTTCAATAACACAGACCAACTTGTAATTGCCCGGACTCTTATAGATGACGCACAAACCATTCCTGAAGGTGATATAGGCGTCATAACCGGCGCAGAAACCTCAGGGGTATTGGTAGACCGGGTTTATTATGATTACGAACTTAAAACCGTTTATGGGGCTATTCAAGACCTATCTCGTCAAGATGACGGGTTTGATTTCAATATCAAGGTTGAGTATGACCCAATCACAAATGAACCTCTCAAGACTTTAGTTCTTGGGTATCCGCGAACCGGTCATGTTGATACCGGGGTAGGCGACCTTTCAACACCCGTGTTCTTTTTCCCTGCCGGCAATATCGTGACTTATGAATATCCTGAGGACGGGTCAATTGCGGCCAATACGGTATACGCATTAGGAGCCGGGTCTAATGAAGGCAAACTAACCTCAACGGCTCAAGACGCAACAAAACTTGCCGCCGGCTGGCCATTACTTGAAGACCAAGCAAACTATTCAGATGTCACAGACCAAACAGTTCTTGATGAACTCGCAATAGGTCAAGTATTGGCGTTATCTGAGCCGCCCCCAATTATCAAGATAGTTGTCCCGGCTTATGTTGAACCGGTGTTTGGTACTTATGAAATCGGCGATGACGCTCGTTTGATTATTCAAGACCCAAGATTCCCTAATGGACTTGATGAGGTTTATCGTATTGTGGGCCTCAATGTTCAACCGGGTGAAGACGGCCCGGAGCGCGTTACTATTACTCTAACAATCACTACGAATTGAGGCGTCATGGCATACATAAATCAACCGCCGGACTTACGCACAATGTTCGCAGACTTAGATTCCCGGCTCCGTAAACTTGAAACGGCTGTACGGTTTACTAATCCAAATGTAGATTTCTCAACAGATACTCCGACTAACCCACGAGTCGGCGACCAATTTTATGACACGGACGCAAACCTTCTTAAGTATTGGAACGGTACTCAATGGGTAGAAATCGCAGACAATAATTTATCCCCAACTATTATTACAACTAATCCGGTATTGAAAACAACCAATAACAACATTACATATACAGGGAATCCCGTTACGGTTGAAGGCGAACGCGTAGGCAAAATGCTTACCGCTTACGCTGAAATTCTTGGAACAACTGTTACAAGTTGGGGAACCGGTCAAATTTATTTCACATTACCCGTGGGATTCCCAACTTTTGCTCATGATGTCGTAGCCCCCGGATATATCACAGACAACGGTAACACCTACACGATTTTTGGAATTTTGGCTCAAGGTTCATCAGACATGTATTTGTGGTCGCCTACTTCTAACGGCGGTTCGGATATTGTGGACCATAATTCGCCAACTGTTTTAGATAGCACTTCAAAACTAATCTTAAATGGCGTTGCTATTATCGCGTAATTGTTATACTTCCTGACATGTCTGTTAATGAATGGGTAGCCCTTTCGGTTGGGCTGACAACTCTGTTAGGTGCGGCCGCCATGGGCGTTCGCCATTTAGTCAAGTATTACCTCGCTGAACTCAAACCGAACGGCGGCTCAAGTATCAAAGATAAAGTCAAAGATATTGACGACAAAGTGGATAAACTAGAATTACGAATAGATGAAATCTACCGGCTCTTATTAGATAAAAAATAGTGTTATGGACAAACTCCTTAATATCGTCATGCGAATTATTGCCGTTTTTGCGGCTACCGGTTTATCTGTTGTAGGCATGGGAAGCGTAATAGGCATAGACACTATTCAAGCAATTCTATTAGCCGGGGGTCTAGGCGTGGCTACGGTTATTGAAGCACTTGCGCGAGGGTATCTTGATGACGGTAGACTCAGCCAACAAGAAATCAACGAGGCGTTTTCTAAGGTAGACAAAAGGAAAGTCAATGAGTGACAAGGTTGTAGAACTAGCCAAATTAGAACTTGGCTATCAAGAAATTGGAAACAACGACACTAAATACGGAAAATGGTACGGACTCAACAACAATCCATGGTGCGCCATGTTCGTTTCATGGGTTTACAATGAAGCGGGTTTTGTAAAACATATCGCCGCGAGTACCAAAAAAGGATTCGCGTCATGCGCCGCGGGCCTCGCATGGTTTACCAAAAAGAATAAACTCGTACCTATCGGTGACGCACAACCCGGGGACATAGCATTTTTTCAATTTGATGATGACGCTGAACCTGACCATGTCGGCATTGTCGTTAAAAACAACAAAGTCAGGAAAATCCTAGTGTGTATAGAGGGCAACACATCAGGAAACACGAAAGGCTCTCAAGCAAACGGTGACGGCGTATATCGCAAGAAAAGACCGTACAAGTATGTTCTAGCGGTAGCCCGTCCAATAAAGGAGAAACATGAAGCCACAACACCTACAAGCGCTTAAATCCGCTCTAAGACATTTCGCATTGACCGCACTTGCTCTATATGGAGCAGGAGTAACTGACATCAAGGCTCTCGCGTTCGCAACTGCCGCCGCTATTGCCGGCCCTGCTATCCGTGGCATTGACAAAAATGACCCGGCGTTTGGTCGCGTTGCGGATTGGGTAACTGCCGAGATTGACAAACTCGCAAAAAAAAGCGCACCCAAAAAGAAAAAGTAAATGAAAGAATAGGCCCCCTTAACCGGGGGCTTATTTGTTTATCGGCGTGGCGAATTCCCTCAAGTAGAGGTTTAGTGTAAATTCCTACTCAGGAGGTACTATGAGTCTTGATAAAGCGTTAGAAGAATTAGCCGCCAAGCAAAAAGGTTTCAGTAAATTTTGTTCATATCAAATGACCCTCAATGCCTTATCAGAAAAAGATAGAAAAACACTAGACGAAGCATGGGCTAAAGGGTACTCAGCGAATATTATTGTGAAGGCGTTACGCGCAGAAGGTCACAAAGCCACCGCAGAGTCAATACGAAGCCACCGCAGGGGTCTATGTAAATGTCCAAAATAGAACATATTTTGACGGAACGCCAAGAACAATACGGTGACGCTATCTACAATTTTGAGGTAATTGGCAAAATATGGGGCGCGCTATTGAATGTTGAACCTATTGAGCCTTACCAAGTGGCTCTTATGATGGACGCGCTTAAAACTGTCCGGGCGTTCAACAATCCTGAACATTTAGATTCGTGGCACGACAAACTCGGCTACACACAACACGGGTTAGACATCATAACTTCATGACACTCAAAGACCAGTTCAATAGCATGCCGGAAGGCATTGAATCCCAAGATGTAAAAGAATTACAAGCCGCCATGATTCGTTTACAAAAACAACTCAAGAAGGCTAAAGAGCGCAACGAAGATTTAGTTCAAGCGACACATCAAGCCGCTTATGACGCGATGATAGGCATGGGGCCTATTGCTCCGGTAGAGCCACCGGCAACGCAAAAGAGTTCCAAGACCGCAGAGGTCGCATTGTGGCATTTAACAGATTGGCAAGGAGCCAAACGCACAACTTCTTATGATTCAAAAATCATGAAGAAACGCGTTATGTCGTTTGCTCAAAAGGCTGTTCGTATCACAGACATACACCGGGCAGACCACCCGGTCAAAAATTGTACGATTATGTTTGGCGGGGACATGATTGAAGGTCTATTTAATTTCCCAAGTCAAGTATTTGAGGTGGATTCCACACTTTTTGAGCAGTATGTAAATGTGTCAAGACTTGCCGTAGATGTCGTGCGATTCGCGCTCGCCAATTACGACAAGGTTGAAGTTGTGGCTGAATGGGGAAATCACGGTCGTATTGGCAGTAAGCGTGACGCTGTTCCCCGGTCAGATAACTTTGACCGTATGTGTTATGAGTTAGCCCGCCAATTGTTGTCCGGTGAAAAACGATTGACATGGCACGATTCACCTGAGGATATTCAACGAGTAGAGATTGGTAACTACAAGGCTCTGTTGATTCACGGTGACGAAGTTGGTCGTAACGGATTCGCTTCACCCGGGCAGATAGTTCAACATGCTAACCGTTGGAGAAGCGGCGCATACCCTTGGGATTTCCGTGATGTTTACATAGGCCACTATCACACTCACGCTG